CTCCTGGAACGTTATTTAACCGTCGAGAACCCTTGTTCTTGGCGGTTTTTGTTTGTTCTTGTGCCAAATGTGTGCCAAATTGATTTATATTTTTTCTTATTTCAAAAATCACGAATTCAAATTTCATTCATCTGTGCCAAATAATTAATAGGTACTTTACATCTTTTTCTGATACAATGAGGCTATAAAATTAATGAAAAGAGGAACGGGTATGGGTTTGTTTAGCAGCAAGGCGGATAAAGAAAAGGCAAAGATTGAAAAAGCGAATCGTAAAGCTGAAAACGAAAAAATACTAGAATACTTTAAGAACCATAGTGACTACAAAGTTGGCGACATGTATTTCGATGATAAACACGGAAAATTATTTATAAAGAAATCTTTTACCATGAACAGATCACAAGCTGTATACAATTACGATGAGCTAATCAGCTACACGCCTATTTTTGAAGGTGGTAAAATCAAAAAACATCATGGAATTACACGTGCAATTGTTGGCGGCGTTTTAGCTGGTCCTGTTGGTGCTGTTGTAGGAGCTGGAACTGGCGGGAAAGAATTTGATACCATAAAGCGATTAGGCTTCATCCTACACCTTACTGACAATCGCTCTCAAAACTATATGCTTATGATTTCAGAATCAAAATCAGATAGTTTCCTTACGAAGTCGGCGATGGAAGATTACAACAACATAGCTGCTAAACTGGATCAAATACTTTCTTCAAATACTCAAGAACCTACATCCGCTGGCAGCAACGCCGATGAGTTGAGAAAATTCAAAGGCCTTCTTGATGATGGAATTATTTCTCAAGCCGAATTTGATGAAAAGAAAAAAGAATTGTTGGGATTATAAAAGGAGAACATTATGAAAAAAATCAGTTGGTTACTTTTTGTTGGTATGTTCCTATTGGTTGGTTGTTCTAATGAAAAAACTGTTACGAATAGCTCCTCATCTAGTTCTAGTACTGTTGAATCATCTTCTACCGTTGAATCAACGACGCAGACAACTACAGAGGAAACTCCGCAAGAAGAATCTAGCACTGTCGAATCAGTTTCATCTACTCAAGCTAGTTCGTCGGAAATTGTCTATGAAGAATCAAGCGTTCCTCAGCAAAATGCTACCCCTGCTTACAGTGAACCAAGCTCAGAAGTTGAAGAACAACCACAGAATAGCGTAGCCGTAGTTGATCCTCAAGCAGGTGTTGCCGAGTATACAATCGTTCAAAAAGGCGAAACGCCAGAAATGATTGCTCAAAGAAGTGGTATTTCAGTAGATCAATTCTTTGAGTTAAATGGATTCACGCCTGATTACTATATGCTTTATCCCGGCGATCAAGTCAGGGTTAAATAAACTAAGTCTGCATAGCAGGCTTTTTTCTTTACCTTTTGTTCGCTTTACAACAAGAACAAACGTTCGTATAATTCTTGCAAGGAGTGATTGATATGCAAATACCACTTGCGCACCAACGGACATATGCTTTTGAACGCTACTATTATGAATTCATCGAACGAATGGGACCAGCGCACTTACTTTACGATCAGTTTGTTCGGACGATGGAGAACTTTGGAAAACCCTATTTTACCGTGCCATCAAGCTATAGTGGTTACCCAGAAGAATTAGCCTATGTATTTAAAAAAGACGGTGATAACTATCTATTTGATCATGTCAGAACACAAAATAAGATACTTAGGAAGTACGATCCTAATGAAAAATATAGACCCGGCGGTAACTGATATGAATGTAATCAGCCAATACGAGCAAGGCTATTTATCCTATTCCGAGTTTATAAATGAATTCCCGGACAGTATTTCTGAATCACAGGAAGCTTTATACGGCGAAAAATGTGTCGAGTTTTATGTTGCTGTCACTTTAGGTAAAACGGATTGTCGCTATTATGTACAAGCTTACGGAGGCGATTGTTATGAAAACGATGAAAGGCTGTGTATCGAAGATACGCGTGTTGAAGATGAGCAAGACCCCTTTGGTTCGTTTCTCGCTAAATAATGTAAACTGCTTGATTGCTACACATAGTTTGAACTTCTTGGCCGATGTTGATGAGAACATGCAGGTTGTGGTGGCTGGTGAGTATAACCAGCGGAAACAGTTTGTTGTGAAAAAATATGGTGTTCTTGGCAAAACGAAGATCATGATTGAATTCGAAGCAATGAAAAAAGCCCCCTACTCCAAAGAGTAAGGGGTATTTGTTTATACTACTGCAGAATATCTACGTTTTCCAGACTCCGAACCGATCCAACTTAACCATACATATCCACCGGCAACTACTTTAGAATCATAGTTAACTGTTTGACCGGCTGACCACATCCCAACATTCGCTGAAGAAGTAGATGCGCTAGCACGAATAATAGTGTTAACAGTAAATTTATAGCTTCCTTTGTTCGGCAAATTCGCACCTTTCAATGACGTACTACTATTCGAATTGCTTGAACTACCGCTGGATGCAGATTCTAAGTCTTGGCCCAATACCCAGGAGTTGATACCTTCTAACAGAAAAGCGTATTTGGATCGTGACTGATTCACTTCTTTAACTTGCTTCACTTTGTACGTTGATCCTTTTACAAAGTTAGCGACTGACTGCCCTGTCTGATAATGAGTAGCACTAGTCTTCACTTTAACAGATGAACCAACAGCGTATTTGGTTGTCACGGTGGTAGTTGACGATCCAGAATTATTACTCGATGCGCTATCGCCGTTATAATATTTTCTGATTTGATCCACGAAATATTGTTTGATAGCTGCTACACCTTTTCCATGCAAATCCCACGCTCTGTGAGGACACGATGTAGAACTCAACTCACGATGTAAAGGAAAAACAGCTGAAGCAGGGTTTAAACCGTACTTTTTGCATAAATCGGCAGCTAACTTAAACGCTTTTTGTTCATTCGCAAGATACGTGGATTCATTCCCCATCGATTGACATACTTCAATCCCCAAGTAATTAGCATTACCTTTACTGTTACCTGTATGCCACGCCTTGTTGCTGTCCTTCTCAGCTTGATATGTTCCATCACTAGCAACGTAGTAATGAGCAAATCCTAAAGAAGGCGTATGGCTTTCTAGCCAGTTTTTATAAAATGCAGCAGTGGCTCCTTGGCTTCCGGCATCATTATGCAAAACGATTGCTGTCGGGTTTGATCCACGAGCACCTGCAATTCCTGAATAACTTACTACCATTTATTCCACCTCCACTAATTTATGATTTGGCAATGACAACATTTGACCTTCTAATTCAATCTTGGTAAAGATTTCATTCGATCTTAAAACTTTGTATTTTCCTGTTAAGTAAAAGAAGTCACCAATTTGGAATCCGTCAAATTCTTTAGGAAGTCCATCCGATGTAACCTCTTTAAATCCATTTTCTTCGTATCGATCGACAGTTTCAGTTTCACCTTTTTCGAATGGATCTAACTGAACATATTCTTCTCCAACTTCTTTGACTTGTAATTTTCCGAGTACGGTTACATATGAGCCTTCTTTGAACATTATTCTTCCTCCTTTAGATATAGAAAAAGAGCGGCTTATTCAGCCACTCCTTGGTCAACACCATCTTTCATCCCTTTTACTGCTGATTCAATTAACAGATTCAGTTCGTCTTCGGTGAACTTGATGCCGTTCTTGTTAAATAAGTCTACTAACTGAGCCTTGGCCTCTTGCAACTTAGCATCTCCGTTTGCTTCTGCGTAAACTTGCTGAACTGCTGATACAACGATCGCTACATAGTTTTTCTTGCTTTCCAACTGAGCTAAGACACCTTTCTTTTTCAAGTATTCTGAACCCTTTTGGCCAATAAATGCTGCCACCAACCCAACCACAACAATTAATAAGTTTAACAATGCGTCTTGTAATGCTTCCATCTAAATTCCACCTTTCAAAATAGTGTTCTCATTTTTCAATGTTTCGTTTTCGCCTTCAAGTTCTTGGATCCGTTCATCTCGCTCTTCCACTTGCAACTCAAGAAACCCAATTTGTTCTTTGTACGCCGTCACTTGCTTTTCGTGTTCTTCCTTAAACTCACGGAATTCTGATCTAACTGCTGCTAGTTCATCTTTAAACTCCTTCACTTGCAATCGATAGCCTTCAATAATGTTCCCCATATTTTGGATATACAAAGCTTCTGCATTGTTATCCCCTTCTGTCTTCACTTCTTCAACCTTATTCTTCCCCTGCACTTTAGCCACTAATTTCGGACCGTATACCGCCGAAAGAAAAACGCCGATAATTGTCATGATCTGCGGAAATCCGCTGGTCCAAAATCTATCCATCTACTTCATCCTTTATAATTATTTCCTGTTGATGTGCCTTCAGGATATTTGTGCTCATTAGCGCTATTGTGAAGCAATAAATCCACGATGGATTAGTACTCCCATCTATGAAAGTGACTAAGAAACAAGAGCCCAATAGAAGCCACAGAAACAGCAACACGAAGTACAGAGGGAGTTTGAGATACACATTATCAATTATCAATCCAAACACTTTTAGAGCGCCGATAACGATAAACATCAAACCAAAATAACGACCACCAATAAATCCAAAGATATTATTGATCGCCGCATACGCATTTGAATATGAAAGGATGTTTGAGTTGAAAAAGTGATAAAATCCATAACCGATTGATCCTAACGAAAAAGCAAAAGAGGTGCTTCTATTGTTAATGTATCCTAATATTGTTTTAGTTAAATTCCACATATGCCACCTGCTTTCCAAAAATAAAAAGCACACCTTTATGATGTGCTTTCTATAAATTAATTTGTAATTTGTTTCCAATCACTAACAGAACTAGTGCCAGTAGCAATAAATGCACTCGGATTGCTCCCGCCTGTCGTTGCAAATTGGCCGACAAAATCTGGTGGAGATGTAATAGCGTTTTTTACCCCTGCTTGCTTAGTTACGGAAAGAATCGGAGCTCGATAAGAACAAACGCCAGTTACAGAATTAGTAGCTGCAGTATCCATTTTTCCATTTATACCATTAAGCTGAGTTATGCGTTTTAACCCAGGTTCTCCATTAATTAAAATGTAACATCCCACGTAAATCCCGACCGTTGAAGAAAATACAATATCTTTAGAACCTTGAACTATAGTTGCTGAAACATTCGTTAGCGTTCCGAATGTACCACCTTGCATAAATTTTGCTTCCTCCCAACCGCCAATAGATGGATATATATTTTTGATGGTATCTCCCAAATTCCACGTTCCAATTTGTGGCAGCGTACTTCTTTCGAACATTCTCGTCAGACCATTATTATAAGATTCTCCGGTAAGGTCATTCATGTTTACAGCTTTATTGAACTTATTCGCAATAGCACGACTATCTGTGCAAGTATCCGCAAAGTTAACAGCGTAAGAAGCATCAATAAATTTTCCTCTACAATTTATAAATTCCACTGAATCAGAATTCGAAACAGCAGCACCATAAACGGTCTCCTCTGCTTCGAAATCACAATTAATAAACTGCACATCTTTAATTCTTTTTTCTGCTGTTCCAACTATTTGTAATAAACCTTTGTAGTTGTTTGTTTTAGCGTTTTTCTTAATGTCAGAATTGAATATTTTAACATCTGATACACCAGGATAAAGATAGATTCCAAATGCCTTATTTCCGTTGAATGTGCAATTACTTACCCTAACTCCACCTCCACTAGTAACAACAAGGCCGTAACCATTATTAGCAGCCGAACTAGTTTGTCCGTTCGCCGAAACATTGTTTAAATATTGATTCTTGCCTGACAGCCCAATTCCACTAGACTTATTACCATTGAAGTCGCAGTCGCTTAAAAAAAGACCATCAGCAGCTGATTCGAATCCATTGGCGCAAGCAGTAGAATTTAAACCTCTACCGAAAATTGTCCTAGTTCCTCCCATCGCATTGTATGCATTCTCCAAACATCCATATGCAGTTGAGTTAGAAATAGTAACACCTGAAGATTCTCTGAAAGGTCCATCATAGTCAGAGTATGTGTGAGTAACATTAACTAAATTTCCTAGGATTCTTGATCCGCTAATATCTTCTATAGTGACATTTCCGCTTCCTTTTATAGAAATACCAATTGACCTCGGGCTCTCATATCTGAAAGAGTCGGAGATAACATTTTCACCAACAATTTCTATGTTCGATACAGATCCTCCATCAACACCAATAAAAGAAAACAAAGAAAAAATATCTCTTCCAGAGGAAGCGAAATCATCTATCGAATCTAAATACTCTTTTGTTAATCCTTTCATGAGAATTCGCGGCTTCCCTATACCAACTATTCTGACATTAGGTTTACGAATTTCAATCCTTGTAGGATTTTGTATTGTAGATTGCTCCTCAAATTGATATAGATACTCCCCTGCCGGAATGATTATATCTCCGCCATAATCCGGAAGATCAGCAATAGCTCTCTCAACGGATTCTTTAAATGATTCACTTGCATCATTTTTAGCACCATACCATAAGATATTAAGTCCACGTTCAATTGACTCATTCTGAAGTTTTTCGATTACAGTGTAATCTGCTGTACGAAAACTATCGAAGATTCCAATGCGTGAAAGTAGCGTTCCGCCAGGATCTACAGATTCAATTATCTCTTTATTTTGATTGACAAACTCCTCCCATGAAATTTTTCCTGAATCCTGATAGTCTATAAATTTCTTGTAAAGTTCTTTAAACGTAAACCAGTAATTCGAGTCTTTAAAGGGTTGAGTATATATCGATTTTTCAACTGTGTAAAAAAAACTTCGTGTACTGAATTGCTCTATCCAATTGCCACTTTGAGTTTCCCTTCGAAAACTAAAATAAGCTTCATTTCTCCCGACCATTTGAAAGGCGTTATCAGAGAGAGTGTATTTTAGGGTTCCTCCAGAACTATCGTAGTTTTGGACAGGTTCCTCTGAAACCCCTTGTCCTGTAATTTCTCTGGCCATTAAGCAGAAAAAAGGTTTTAACCCAGTAAATGGCTTTTTTTTGCCATCTTCAATTATCTCTACATCGAAAACATGTGTTTTTTCGTCTGCCTGCCTTACTTTCAAATCACCGATGTTATTAAAATCAGTTAAAGACAATGTAATGTTATGATATACGTTAGCCATATTTTACACCTCTTCTTTGTAGGAATCGATAGTATCCCAAATTGGTTTTTCGGCCATGCTGTTGAAACGTTCGTATGGAATGGTACTAGATACTATAACAGAACCATCCTTAGAATGCTTATAGTAAACAATAGTAACATACTCCCCCTCAACAAAGTGTATCTCTTTAATTGAACGACTTGTAAACACTACATTTTTATTTATCGCTACCTCCAGTATTCCGGCTTCGTTAATTTCCTGTGCCATGCATTTTTGCCTCCTTAAAAATTAATATATTCACGCGGGTTAATAAAATCACTATTGGTTGGCCAAGGTCCATTTTTGAAAAATTGGAAATGCAAGTGGGGTCCAGTACTTGGTCCGGTTGTTCCCATATTACCGATTTGCTGTCCCTGATTGACTGTGTCGCCGACAGAAACTCTAAGTTGACTCTGATGTGCATACCCTGTGTAAAGTCCGTCAGAGTGCTTAATAACAACGTAATTTCCATACCAATCAGGGTAACTTCCAGATATAACCACTTCACCAGCAGCAGATGCATAAATCGGCGTAGTGGCATTTCCATTTACAAGGTCAATCCCGTTATGCAGCTCATATGATCCAGTAATTGGATGATATCTATAACCGAACTCGCTAGTCACTGTAACTGGCTTACTAATCGGAACTACATATCCCGAACTTTCATTCACTTTCACATACTGTCGGATCATCGCCGCGTAATGGAAGTTACCACCATTTACATACAGATACGTTCTGCCATCTGCTTGAGACACTGCGTTCACGTATGGATAGGTTGCACCAGTTGTATTCCCTAGCGAAGGAGCAACAACTGTTCTTGAATAAACCTCAGCCAAATCAGTGGTATTTACTCCACCTCTGTTTGAGAGCCAAGGGATATATGCACTACCGAAGTTGTAACCTTGCATTACTCCCCAGATATCAACATTTTGATCTTGACCGTTCTTGATTTGTTGCGCTAAATGCTTACACCCTTGGTTTACCGAAGCTTCACCTGTAAGATAACCGGGACCAGGATAACCTGCTGATTCAGAAGACTGCATGATATCATCTGTGCCGTCTGTACCGGGATTTTCTACCATTATCAGAGCATAAGCTAAGCCAATATAATCCGAGATACCGTATAGTTTCGTATACTTTTCAAGCCAAGCAACGATATTCGCATTGCTGGTTATGTTGCTACCGATATTTATCGGATCATATGTCGCACCACCGGGACCAACGCCACCCCCACTTCCGCCGGGATAAACTTGTTGACCTTGGATTCTAATTTGACCCTGCACATCTAAGTCGCCCGTTATACGGACATTTCCTTGGTGTGTAACATCTCCACGGTAAATCCCCGATCCATCTCCAAGAAATACCCATCCATATCCTTCTTTTGTCGAGATAAGAATGTACTTTCCATCGCCTTCTGTTTTAATTACAAGAGAGTTATCTTCAAGTGGTGTGGGAGTTGAAGCTTCTGGAAAAGGATTGCCAGCTGAGTCGGTCGTCCCGATAGTTCCAATTTGTCGGTTAGCTCCCCAGAACTCCATCCCTTTGCTGGTTAACTCCATAATCTTTTTGCCGTTTTTCATTGCTTGCAACGATCCTGCTGACAATTTCAAAATCTCGCCTAGCTTGTTAAATGATGTTTCGAAAATATCAGCAATGATCGATCCGGTTTGTATAAAGTCAGCATTGAATTTTCCGTCAATGGTCCAAGCTGTTTTAAATGGGCTAGTGTAGAAATCTCCATCTATAAACCCAATTCCATCTGAATTTGCAACTAAGAAATGGCTCGATGTTTGGATTGAATCACCGTCCATCCAAACCATTTGAAATGGCTGCCGACTTTCTCCTCGTTGAGGATGATTGGCAGGATAATCGGATGGTGACATCAAAATAACCGCACCGCCATGAGCGCCACGGATGATATCTGATTGCCATTTGCTGATTTCAGTTGAATCATAGAATGTCATTTTTGTTTCAGCTAAATTGGTTACACTATTTTGAACACTTGCTGCTTGCCTAGTGCTTGACGTGTTCAAGTTATCGCCTAATCCGCATTCTACCTTGTTCCTGATACGATCAATTTTGACGCTGAAAACACGAGTTTTGTAGTGATAGTTCTTGTCTGATCGGTGGATAGTTACTGTGTTACCGATTGAATCCCCGCCTAGCACAGAAGTTTTGAATTGAATCAGCGGCCGTGAGTATTCTACAAGATTCTCATAGGTCGCTTGCAGCAACTCTCTAGGGTCTTCTATATCTTCCAAGATTAGAACAGTTTCCCGTTTACGCTTGCTTCCGTTCTTCATCGGTATGCCGTAAAGTGCTGTCATTTCAGGATATTCAAGCCAATTCTGTCCTTTAGGTTTATCTAACGGATTACCATTCGACTTTTTCCATTCGATGTCAGTGAATTCAATTCTTCGTCCGTAGCCGTCCCCGACCTCTTCACCTTTACCCCGTCCGATAATCGAGGTATATAGTTGCGATCGATCTCTTTGACGCACGACTTCAAGCGCATTTGATCCATATACGAATCGTTTATTACTAAATATGCCAATTTGTTTATAAATTTCAATCCATTTATCTGTGATTTTGTTCCCATCAATTTTACATTTGAAAACAATCTCGCAGCCAAAGGTCTGCAACTGCTTTAAGGCATCTTTAACGCTTAGATAGTAAAAAGTTCCTGAAATTGCTGGAAGCGTAGGATCAACATAACCCACGCGCCACTCAGCATTTGTATACCCAAGAATCTGTTCAGCTACTTGTTTGATACTTCGATTGCTAGGGCGCATATCAAGCACGATAAACGAATGCAATTCATCTACTGCAAAGTTAACACCTGTAAAACTCAAACGTCCTCTAGGGTCGCTATCAGCGGTTATTTTGTACATCGAGAACGAATCATCATTTTCACGAACAGCCATAAAAGCAGCGTCTCGAATTTTCTTATCATCCAATACGCTAACGCTCAAAGTATCGTTCATCAGCTCGCTTTTATCAGCAGTGATTTCTTTCGACTGTATGGACTCAATGATTTTGCTTTCTCCGCACACTTTTAGCAGCTCTTGTTCGTCATTTAGAAAATAAATACTTTCGCTCATAGCGCCACCACCCGATAAAGGACTTCAAGAGATCCATTGTTTGTCTTAACGACATCCCCTTTTTTGATATAGAAATCTTCAAGCTGTCCGCCAGCCCAATCTAAGATATTTGTTTTGTCTACACCGTTCACATACACACTACCTTCTTTGTTTCGAAACTCAATTACATCCCCTGCAACAATGCTAGCACCTGTAATTGACATAGAAAGCGAGCCGTTGGTTACTTTAACGCTTGTTGGTGCGCTCAATTTAACTCTTACGACATCAGGGACGATCGTGTATGGAATGTATGTGGCAATTTCGCCATTTGATTTATATTGCTTTGAATACTTTCTTGGATCAGCACAATAGATATCAAAACTTGAAACGATTCTGTTTGTGTCGCCTGCAACGGTATTAGCAGATGAAAATCGACCGTGATAGGTGTAGTCTAATTCATCGTTGAATTGAATCGGAACATCTTTTGTTTTGTACAAATACCACTTCAGCAGATCAAATTTCTTTTGTAGCGCTTCTGGATCTTTATCTTCAAGTTTGTACTTCACTGTCAGTGTTCGCGAAGGCAAAGTTTGGTTAGTGATAATGCTGCCAATTTGTGTAGATTCTGATTCAATGCCAACAGATATCATTTCCCTGCCTTCAACTGACAACGTTTGATAGCCATTGATAACACCCTCTAGTAGAATGCTGTCGTAATACATAGCGGAAGTAGGAATGTACTCCGGTATGTATCGTTCGTTTTTTTGTGTGTCCATAAACGGATACATTCTGTTTTCCATTTCCTACCTCCTAAAATTGCATGTTTAAGTTAATGCCATTACCTTGAGCCTGACTAATGTCATCAACAAATTTAGAAAACTCGCTATCTCCAATTCGAACATTGAAAACAGCCGGTTGGTTATTGGTTCCGTAGCTGACTTCGTGCTGCACTTTCGACTGAATTTGGCTATTAACTGCCGAAATTCGGTTTCCAATGTCCATGTTCGATGCCTTGTCAGCTAGTGTAGAGGATGCTTTGTCCACGTATTTCGAGCCATCTAACATACCTTCTGCTAAACCTTGCGAAGTGAACATACCTAATTCAGCCATCACACGAGAAGGAGAGTGAATATTCAGCACATCTTTGATTTTTCCAGTAATAGAACCAGCAACATCTTTGACTGCATTCACTACATCATCAATCTTGCTTCTGATTCCATTCACTAATCCATCGATGATATCTTTCCCGATTTGCAACAGGTCAATTTGTCTGATTGTATCGAAAGTTTCTTTTACTCTGTCTACGGCATTTGAAACGCCGGTTTTCATGTCTTCCCAAGCTTGTGCTGCACCGTCTACAATGCTCTTCGCTGTATTAATGACAGCATTTTTGGTATTTTCCCAAGCGGTAGTGACGCCGTCTTTGATCGCATTCCACATATTGATTGTGTTTGTCTTAATAGACACCCACAGATCAACAAAGAACTGTTTCACGCTATTCCAAGTGTCAATCGCACCTTGTTTCATGCTTTCCCATGTTTCAGATAACCATGTTTTTAAGGCGTTCCAAGCGTCAATTGTGCCTTGTTTGATATTGGTCCATGTTTCAACAAAGAAAGCTACAATACTATTAAATGTATCGATCGCAATCGTTTGAATCGTTGTCCATATATAGGCTAGTGCTGCTTTAATACCATTCCATATGTTCAAAAATGCCATCTGAACGTTAGTTAAGAAGCTATCAAAAATCGCTTTAATGGAAGCCCAAATATTCGCTGCTGCAGTTTGGATATTGGTCCATATCCCGATCATGTTGTTCATCGCTTCTTCCCAACCACCTGAGATTAAAGAAGTCACGAATAACACTGGAGCTAGAATGACGTTTTTCATAATTTCAAATATCTGGCCAGCAATCTTCACTAAATTTGTCCAAAGTGTTTTCAGGAAAAAGCTCATATGGATAAACGCATTTCGAACACCGTAAACAAGCGTTCCGAAACGGCTCATGATTCCATCTGCAATACCTTTAACGATAGAAGTAACTGTTGATTTAATCCCATTCCACAAGTCTGAGAACCACTGTGTGATTCCATCCCAAACCGAAACGATATTATCTACACCATCACTAAATGCTTGCTTTGTTCCTTGCCACATATCGCTAGCCGAATCTTTGATACCTTGCCATAGGTCTGCAAACCATTGCTTGGTATTCTGCCATCCCTTTTTGACACTATCTACTGCTTGATTACTTCCTTCAATCAAACCATCCCATGCATTTGAAAAGAATTCCGTCATTCCATTCCAAGCAGAAACGATCCAATCAACAGCAGCGCTAACAACACTTTGAATTCCTTCCCAAAGACCAATCCAGAAATTTCTAAAGCCTTCGCTTGTATTCCACAGAAAAATGAATCCTGCTACAAGAGCGATAACCGCCGCTATAACGAGTCCGATTGGGTTTAAGTTCATTAGGACGTTCATCATTTTTTGAGCGCCATTGTATAGCTCAACTGCTTTTCTGGCAGTACCCATGACACCTTGGTAGATACTTATATATCCTACTACTGCCATGATTAGCGGTAAGAAAGGTTTAATCGTGTCCCACAGAGTTGTCAAAAAGCTAATCGCCGGTGGAATGCTGTCAGTGATAGCTTTGAAAGCTACGTTTACCGCTCCTTTGATCTTGTCAAAGTTTTCTGCAATCGATCCAAGCCCAGCGTCTTGCATTCCTTCATCAATCGCTGTGATAACATTCGCCAAACCTTTTACAACTGCTGTCTTGATGTTTGCAAAGGAAGTCCTTATACCAGCCGAGTTCTTTTGAGCTAATTCAGCAAAGCCGCCGACACCTTCGTTCAGCTCGATTAAACGACTGTTAAAATCATCAAAAGTAATATCGCCTTTTTTCAGAGCAGCGTATAAGTCATTCGCTGATTTAACGCCTTGATCACTAAAGGACTTCGACACCTTATCCATTGCAATCGGCATGGTCTCAAGTAAAGAACGCCAAGACTGAAGGTCGACTTCACCTTTTGACAACATTTGCTGGTATTGCTGTGCCCCACGACTTGCATCAGCTGCAGAAGCACCACTGGCCAAGAATGCGTTGTTCAAGGCTACCGCTGTGTCTGTCCCTTTTTGCAAATCACCCGTTGAAATAGCTAGCTGTTGAGCGCTAGATACGATTTCATCTAAACTTGTTGGTAATCCGTCTATTCCGTCTGTCAGTTTGTTCATTGACTTGTCGACTTCTTCGGCGGAATAACCTAATGCTTGCATAACAACCGGGTATTTGTTCAATGTGTCGAAACGATCAATCGCACCGCCTAATGAACTAGTAACTAATCCAATAGCATTATCAATCAATTTAAAAACCCCGATACCTTTGGCGATATCGAGGATAGAAGTATTCGTTTTTTGAGTGCTGCTATCTAAGTTGTTCATAGAACTATCAGCATTCTTCATGGTAGAAGAAAAATTCTTGTCGACAGCCGAAAGGATCGCTTCAACGCTATATGATTCCATAGTTTCCCTCCTTTCCTCAGGAGTTTACAAATCTCGGTGTTTGTTCTTTCTTGCCCAAGATTTCATTTTCGAGCTTTTCTTTATCAAAAAACTTTTTGAAAGATGTAAATACAGGAACTGTTTTTTTGCCTTCTTTTTTAGTCGACTGGACTTGCCAATTAACCCAAGCTTGCTGATGGATCGTTTCTTGCTCATCTAGTCGTTTTAACTGATAAGCCGTCATACGAATTTCAAATTCATAAGGTGTCATTCGCTCAATTTGTCGAATATCTGTCATACCTAGATACCTAAACGAATTAATAAGAATGTTTTCATAAACTTCTGCCGAGCTTATTGTTTCGCTAGTTTTTCCTTTGTTCTTTGCATCGCTAACTTTCCCGCATTGCTTTCGCTAAGTTCATTGATAACTTCGTCAAATAACGCTTCAATATCATCACAATCATCAATATAATCATCTAGTTCTGACTGCTTGATTTTAGGACTTTCTGTCTGGTTAGCCATATAAAGAACGTCTGCCAAAGTAGCGATATTGGTTGCATGTAATTCAGGAACCACTTTTGCTACCAATCCCATCCCAAATTGAACACCGTTCTGTTCTACAGGCTTTCTTTTATCCACTTCTCGAACAAATTTGACGCCAAATTTAAATGAGTAAGCTTTTCCGTTAATTGTTAATTCCATTGATTCATCCTCCTAAAAATAAAAAGCACTCAATCAAGAGTGCTTAGCCTTCTGGTGTTTGTTTTGTTGTGTCTACAAATGCATATTGAACTGCATTTTGTTGTTCGGTTGTTAGTGTTGCATAGCCGTCCTGATGAATCATTTGCACGGCATATTCCAAAGAAACTTCAACATCATCTTCAGCAGAAGCTGTTTCTTCGTAGTTTGAGATATACACTTGCATATATTTGGCTGCAAATTTTCCTGTATCGCCTTCTTGTGGTTCGAGTTTATCGATGATCCACGTTTCCACCAACTTGTTGTTCATAAATGCATCGTAAAGCATTTTGAGAGTTTCGCTACCACGCTCATATAAAGCAGTAGAACTGAAATCATATTCAATTGCTCCTACAGTTTGAACCGTGCCATCTTTGGTTTCGGTAGCATCTGTACTGCGTGACATACCGAATGTATGCTCAGTTTGATAAGTCACTGTTTTGGCATCTTCTTCAGCTTGTTTTTCCAAATCCCGATAGACCAAAATGACGTCAATACCTTTTTTTAGTGCCATTTAAATTCCTCCTATTAATCTAAAATTCAATTCAATAATCGCTCGTTTAAGCGGTGTGTTTGTGCTTGTGTCTGTTACCGTCTGTATGTCGCTTGCATTGGTGTCTAGCGTCCATGAATATCCGTCAGATGTCTTTACTTGCATCGCTTGCTCAAACAAAGCAGACGCCATCTCAGACACCTGTTTTCGCTTAGTGTGCAGACCCCAAACTGAAACAACAATCACGACATTTCCCAAGACGTGAGATTTGTTGGTGGAGTGAAGTGTTTGAGTGTCTTCAAATTCAACAAAAGGATAGTTAGTAGCACTTGCTGGTTTGTAGTCATAGGTTTGATACCCCAATGCAATCGATCGCTTAAACATTTCATCAAAAATTGATTGTTCTCTAGTCTTCATCTATTCCACCAACTTATCCATATCAGATTTAAACTGCGCCTTCTGCTTATTGAAAGCTGGTCGCATAAATGGTTGAGCTGATTGGAACCTTGTTCCGTACTCAAGATACATTTTGTTATCGCAAAGGTTTTTTATCCTCTACTTCTTACTGTCACCAGTAAGTTCGGCATACATTTTCAACCTTTTCAAAAGGCTGTTGACCACTCGTGGGGATATTTTATTCTGTGTTTTTTGTGTACAAAAAAAGCACAGGTTCAATCCCTATGCTCTACGGTGGCATAGGCGTTTTAATTCCCATGCTTACCTCGGTATTTTCTTATTTTTTTACAGGTTCGAAAAGTTCTGGCGGACGCATACCACTTCTGTAGTATCTAGAATGTAAGGTGCCGTAATTAATCCCTAAAGTATCAGACCATTGTTTAATGTTTTTTCTCTCGCCGTTCCATTCTATCCACACGGTACTCCTTCGATTTTTTGCTTGTTCTTTAGCTGGAATCCAAGTGCAATTATCAGGACAATACATGTTGTTCACATCAATTCTTTCGATAGTTAAAGCATCATTATATCCGTGAGATAAAGCCCATGATTTAAACTTTTCGTAATCTAACCAGTCATCACACATCGTGATACCTCTACCACCATAACGATTGAAACTTTTATCATTCGGGTTGGTGGTTCTTTGTTTCATTCCTTGCCAAGTCATATGGAGTCTATTTTCTCCTCCAACTGTATCTCCGTGTGTAATTCGACTTAAATTTATATTATCTTGTTCTGCTTTTAAGCACCCGCACGATCGAAGTTTTCCGGATTTCAACGAATCGCTTCTAGCAAGGTGTTTATTCCCGCATTCGCATTGGCAAACCCAATAAGATTTCCGTCCGGATTTTCTAGCAGATAATCCTAAGACAGTTAGTCTATCGAATCGTCGTCCGGTTAAATTATCAAACCTATTCCCTTTTCTTTCGTGCGCATCGATTATCTCGAACATAGTATCACTCCCTCAATTCTATTATACCATGTTCCGCATTCGATTGCACGCCTATATAATAAGATTTCTACCGATTTTGGTCAATTCTAAACCGTATGTTACCATACGTCCGCCCTATCTTAACAAGGCGCATAATCGGCGGTAGGTTTCACCTTTCCTGTTAAACCGCCATCGCTCAAATCCATAGTTATTGATCGTCTCAAGTTACCAGTATCAACTGGTGCTTTACGTTGTGCGCCTTGTGTCAATTCAGCTGTATTCTGTTTGACGATCTGCTTCACATCTTTCATATTTGCATTAGACTTGAGTTTCATCGTCAATTCGCTAACACCTTTGAGAGAAACATTCCTTCTAGCCACCAGAAGCCACCTCCTGGACGATAATGCTATTTCTTAATGCCGGAGTTCTCGTGGTGACATCTTTGTACGCTTTCCCTTCGTAGAAAATGCGATCATAGTCTGGAACAACAAAAAGAGGCATGGTTCTGATAACCTTTGCCCCTTGTCGTATATCTCCAAAAATTGCCATACTTCTATCTGTTCCAACATCCGTTACGTTAACGTTCGCTGTCGTCCGAATAGGCGCCGATTCTACCCACTCACCCAAGTCTGGATCGTAATGGCTACCTAATCCATCTTTCTCGAAAGTAACCTCATCTAAAAATCTCATATGAAGTAAATACCCCCTCGCTTGGGCTTGTATAAGTCTTCATCGTCTTTTCTTTTAAAGGAATCAATCTCCGATTCGTATTCGGAAAAATCCGAATCAGGAAATGCCATAGATAGTCCTTCCTGAGAATATGAGGACATCCCTTCCTGTCCAACTCGGTTGAAACGTTTGTTGGTTACATCGAAAACAATGTACTCTAATGAATCTGGTATAACAGAGACGCCTAGCAATGACGCTAAGCGCTCTCTAGTTCGTTTCTCGATAACTTCTAGCTTGTCATCAGTAGACCCGCTTAGAAGCTTCTTAACGTCATCTTTAATTGCCATTCGTATCTATCCTTCCTACGGTTCAGTCAGAGTCAAAACGTGAGTATCCGTATGTGAACCATCTTCCGTTTTGATTGTTGTCGTGTATTCACCAGCAGGTACAGTTTCAGTCCACGTAATATTACCGCTAGAAGAAACCGCCAAACCAGTTGTTGCTGGCGCAATCGAATATGTCACAGTTTTATTAGTTGCGTTTTGTGGCGCAACAGTGGCTGTTAATTGTCTATTACCGGCAGTCCCCGCAACTGCACTTGAAGTTTTAGGCGATACTGTAACGCCTGTAACGGGGACTGTTACTCCCCCGCCGGTTGGATCTTCCCGAATGCAGCATCCTTAACGATCATGAAGCCGACATCCATTGTTGCACGCATAGCAACCAATTCTTGTTCAAATAGGTTAACATCTGTACCATCTTCGTTTTTAAGAGTAGACAATTGCGCATCTTCTGAAATCTTGAATGAAATGTTAAACGGAATACCATAGAACATTTGGTTAAAGTCCCCAGCGTACAACTCACCTTTGCCTAAAGCTTTCAAGTCAACAACAGGTAAGCCGTCAATAGTGTTGGTCGCACGATCGTAAATGAATTCAACATTGGTACCAACTGTTTGAGCTGCAGAGCGAAGTTCTGTACGATTTTTCCGGTTAGAGATAAATGCGTTCGGCTCAAATTCGTTTTCGCTGAGTGCATCTTCTAATGCCAAGATATTATCGTAAGTAAGAGGTCCGTTGATCACGTTATCAGCCGCAACAACAGATTCTTCTAAAGATTGTGGAAACGGATTGTCTGTATTCAACAATGCAGCAGCATCAAACTTTTTGTAGAAAGCTTCTGCAATCTTAGGTTGCATAACAGTGAAAAAGTCTGACATTTTGTAGTGCAAGTATTCCCGAGAAACTGGAATGATAACGCCTAGTTTTTTAGCGACCATAGTTGCTTGCAACCATTTAGGTTTAGATGTTTTGATCTTTTCACCTTCACCAACCCAGTATGCGCCAGGGCCTTCAGCAAAGTATTCGAATTTCTTTTCTTTGTCCGTCATTTCTTCGTACTTGGCCAGCTGCATGATCTTAGAGTTTTCCATGACTTCATTGACAATAAGCGTGTTGTACTTATCAGGGATCTTGCCTTCTTTTGTTTCGTAAACTGTCACATTATCTGGATTCCAAGTCTGAGCAAAGTATTGCAAATTCATATTCATTAATCGTTTGTTTTTCATTTAGTATTTCCTCCTATTTAATGATTCTGTTTTTAGCAGCCAATTCAGCCACAGTTTGTTTAGTGTTCTTATCAGCAGAAAACTGTCCGCCTTCACCCGGTGTAGATTGACGAGCATTTTCTTTTTTGATTTGAGATGCAAATTTAGTAATAACTGCAACAGCCTTTTTAGTAGCTTCTGCATCTTCTGAAACAATCAATCCGAGTAATTCATCATCTTGTGGTAATCCTGCGCCTGAGAGCATTTTAGAAGCTTCTGACTTCATTTCGTTTAAAGTCTGTCCACGTTTCAGTTCAGCGATTTCGGCTTCTTTTCGCTCCAATTCATGTTGCAGTTTTTCTTCCGCATTCATTTTTGCGAGCTTCTTAGCTTCTTCTTTTTTCGCTTCTGCTTCTTGTTCCCAACTTGCGCGAGCCTTTTTCGTTTCAGCAGCAACAATTTTCGCTAATTCGTCACGAGAAAATGTTTTGCCAGTTTCTTCCTTCTTTGTTTCATCTGTGGTGGTTTCAGTTGTTTCAGTCGACGTCGTTTCTTGAGAACCGCCATCTTGTTCAGCAAAAAATTGAAGTTTCATAGGCATTAATAAACGTTTTTTCATGATTATTCCTCCACGGTTACGCCGCTACCCGATAATTTAACTAGTTACGCCAGTCAGTCGGAACAGCTTTCTCTTTAGTGCCTGTAAGCAGTAAGAAGGCATAATAAAAAGCCGTTAGCGAATGGGCTAAGGCTTTATTTGGTCTAAATTTTTCCGATTTTTAGAGATATTTAAAAAGTTAGGCGGTTATCTCTGGTGTACATGGGCGAGAACGCTAGGATTCGAACCTAGATGCCGCCTGTCACCTACCAAAGCCCCCGATAATAAAAAGCCGTTAGCGAGTAGGCTAGCAACTTAGTTATTGGCGATCAACATAAGGTGCCGTACTACATCTGCAAAAAGGATGCATGTTTGGTGCATTTGTTCCTGGTTCCATTTCATCAACATCAAACACTTTTCCATTAAGCGGTAAGCACAAACGACACGCTGAAGGCTCAGAAATGAATGTGTACTTTGTAATATCAGCATCACGATAACTTCGCTCTTGGATGCCAATCTGCACTCTAGTTGTTTCCGTAACCATCAAACGCTCAGTATTGAATCGAGTGTTCTCTCTGCCTTTCTCAGTAAGGAATCTCGTTAGCTCAGATGCCAACTGTTTAGGGTTGCGTCCCATCGTCACACTGCGAACAAGCAACTTATCCAAATCTGCTTTCAACTCTGCTTGGTACATCCAAAGCCTTTCACTAAACGTTGCAAATCCATCCGCTCGAAACGAGCTGTTTATCACTTGCTCCACTAATTTGGCATAACCACTTTTAGCGATCGTCATTTCTAGGATACCTGCTTGGCGTTGCAACTCTTTCATCCCAGCGCTGGTAAGTTCTCCTGAAAAATACTTATCCATGTCGTTAAACGCGGCTATCAGCTCAAGTCCAATATTTGCTTTCAGTAATTCCAAGCGATTGACACGCATTGTAAGATTGTATAGCTTCAATTCCTTGTTTGCTGTAGGCGAGAAGTCTTTTTCTTTAACATACTTCTTAGCCTTGCGAGCAAATGCTTTTACATCCATTTCGCTAGCACGCTTCATTGCTTCACTACGAGTGATTTTCTGTCCGTTGGAAAAACTATCCCACTGTGCGTCTATCTCTTTCTGTATCGCATCCTGTGCGTATTGTAGGCGCTTCTTGATCTCGTTCATGCGTTTCTTGTCATCTTTAATCTGTTGCTCTTGCCAAGCTTTTTCCCTTTTGATGAAGTAATCTTGTGATTTCACTTAATCACTCCTTACCAAGAAAATCTGACTAACTCAATTTTTGCATCAACCGTATGGTCGTCCTCATAATCTTCAACAGTAAAGCCGCCATCTTGAAACTCTTTTCGAATATCATCTGTAATTACGTCTCTACCATAAAAAACTTCGTTGCGACCTTTTTTCATTTCTTCAGCAATTGCATCTTTGATTTTTTCGCTATCCTTCTTCTGATACTCGTTCATCATCTGTTCTTTGAGATTCATTTTTTAAGCCTCCGTATTGGTTTCTTCGTCACTGTCAAACACGCCTTTATCTGTTGGCGCTTCAGCATTTACACGTTTTAGCTCTGCATTTACATCTGGAACGAATGAAGCAAGTCCGAGGATAGTCTCTTGGCTCAACTCCGCTCCTGCATCAACAAGCGCTTTAAGCTCTTCTAGAATCGCTTTAGGTAGATTAGGTGTAAATGTAATACGCATACCTTTCAGGTCAGAGTTTTCCAATTCTGCGATGCTTGATTTAAGGTTAAATAAAAGACGATAGCGTCGCATCAGGCCTTTCTTGAATAGCCTTTGCTTCACTGCCGTCATCTGTTCGAATCCGAATAGTTTATATTTCATTGCTTCCCCTGATTGCACACCCGAGAAGTTGTCATCTGTTAGATCAGGAACCATCGAAATCTCGTGGATATCTTTCCTCACACGATCTTTATACGCTTCTACGCCATTTACATCATATTGCTTATAAATATAGCCAGCTGTCACAGATGTTTTATTGCCGTTGATATCTGTACCAGATTCAAGGAGCAACATGTTTGCATCCTTTTGCTTGGCTGCATCATCAGCAGTTAAACCAGACGCTTGAATGTCACCGCTTATCACTAGAAGTGCATCGTTTAAGTCTGTCATGTAGTTTGCTGTATCGGATTGCCCCGCATCGTACAAATCCATTAGTGAGAGCGTATCTTCGTATAAGCCCATTCTGAAACGATTTGGCGAGTACTCAGTAATAGGAACTTCTTTCAATTCGTGAGGTTCCTCTTCTGGGTTTTCGAGCGAGATAGAGTGTAGAGACGTTTCTTTGAAATAAATAGTTTTATCTGATGTGTAGATAATCGGCTGAATAAATTGCTTATCAGCGTTTTTTGAGAATCTTGTTTTAGGATATCTCACCGCCAGTATAGGCTCACGCTTAACAGTTGTGTCATAGACAACAAATGTCTCAAACACATTCGCCAAATCCACATAATCGATATCGTCTTTATCCCGGTAACTGATTTCATAAGCTCTGCCATATTTATCCATGTCTAACCAAAGCTCGCCATTCAAACCATCAACATCATTATTCGTGTTAAATTCGTCAATTTGCTTTTGCTGATCGTCACTATCGATTTGAACCTTAATCGGATTGCCTGTGTTGTAACCTACATCAAACGTACATAAAACCTTGCCGAAGTTGTGTGCAGAGCGATGATCCGCTTTTTCCTTTTCCTTACGTCTACGGTTTTTCATGATATTAGTGTTTCTTGCTTTGTAATAATCGTCTAATACTTCAAGTCTTGGGACTTGGTATTGATGGTGATGTTGGATCATTCCTGCTAAAGTGTCTAAATCAGCAAGCAAGTCTTCAGCTGAACTAAACCGATAATGGATATTCGATTCTACTTCAAAGCTGACGTAGTTAACATTCACATCAGCAGACGCTCTGCTATCAACGTCATATTCAAATTCATTTACTTTATCCATTCCTCACACTCCTTAAAACATTCTCTTGATTTTGTTCCGCTTCTCTTTGGTAATGGTTGATTTCTTTTTAGCCCACATATCTTCGTTAAATGCATATCTTGTCGCATCGATCGTATGGTTGTCTTTATCCTCTAACCTTGGCTTTGGATTTCCATCACGATCAGTTTGATAATCTATATTTTCAAACTCTTTAGCGATGTTCGGCGTTCGCAAAGGATCAATACAAATGAAGTCCAAATCATCTAACCATTGCTCGCCATATTCGACGGAATCAGGCCCTTTTTTGACACCTTTAATATTTCTGATGCCATGTTCGTTCACTAACTCAGCGTTACTTTTTGGTTCAGCAGAATCAGAGAATATCTCATCATTTTGGTATCCTTTTTCGTGGAGTTTTTTTGCTAGCTCTCTATTACTAATCTTCACTCCGTAAATTTCATCTATTGCATAGATACCATTTTTCTTTTTGTCATAATGCCATCTTACAAACGCTAGGGGATCAGTCGCATAACCAAAGTCATTCCCGTTTCGAATGTTGTCGAAGTTAGCTACCATCTCATCAGTGATGCTCCCTGGCACTACTTTCAAATTGTCGAACGGTACAACGCCAGATCCAATAGCTTTACCATCATATTCCCACTCAGCTCGTCTAGGGTTCCTTGCTCTGGCTGCTTCGACTTCGCTCAGAAACTCCTTAGAGATAAAGGGGTTATCTTTATATGTTGAGTGATGAATGAATGTGTTCTTAGGCTGAAAGGATGTTTCATATTTTTTGTTTACCCATGATTGCTTCCGCTTCGGCGGGTTATAACTGTAAAAGAATTTATAAAAAAGACCAGCATCCAATTCGCCACGCAATAGGGAGTTGGTGATAGTCGTTACTTCATCTTCATTCTTAAATTCTGCTAGCTCCTCAATCCAACCAATCGCAAAAGGGAATTTGCTGTCCTTCAACGATTTAATCCGTTCTGGATTTTGCGCTCCACGAAATATCATGTAGTTACCACGTGGTTTATAAGTAATCCTCAACGGAGATTTATTAAACTTGAATAGGTGGGAAACACCTTGTTGTTCAATCGCCCATTTCATCTGTTCATACAATGATTGCTCAAGCGTATTATCAACATACCGAATCCCGACTGCATTTACAGCGTAACGCATAAGTAATTGAGTGATTATATGCGCAATATCCGATGATTTACCAGATCCACGACCACCCTTGCAAACGATATTCAATATGTCAGAGTTAAGTGTAGCCCTCCATACGCTATGAAACTTCTCAGGTAGTAAATCAGAAAGCTTTTTAGCCATCGTCTTCACTACCGATATCATCGATAAATGTAGGAACTTCTGTAACCTCAACCTTTTGTTTATCGACAAATGCTGCATTTATTTTGTAGTAATGTTCCAAGGCTTGATTGCGTTCCTTGAATCCTGCTGAGTACTCACTTATCTCTCGTTCAATCACTTCATTGGTAATAGGGTCGCGCTTAATAACTTCAAAGCGCTGCGGCTCTCCTTTAGCGATAGAAGCCGTGATCGCCAATGCCTCTTCCATGGATAAATGTTTGTTTACCTGAATTTCTTTAATCTTTTGCTCAATGTATGATTTGATTGTAGTATTTTGCAGTAATTTGCTCGCATTAGTATTCGCATACTTTTCGCTGTAACCAGCCTTAATAGCTGACTGAGTAGCATTCCCTGTGATGATGTACTCATCAGCAAAAGCTAGTTGTCTTGGGTTTAAACTCATTTTCCATCACCACTTCCATTTAAAAGTTCTTCTTAACTAGCGTTGCTCCTTCTCGCTCATACTGTTTAATGAAATCTTCAACGTTTGTTTTAGTGCGGGATATTACAGCGATCTCTATATACAACAACTGTTTCCAAGTGTCTTTCGTGTCTCCACGCACAATCTCCACATTCACATAGTTACCACTCCATACTGGTTTAATCTCGTTGCTGATCAACCTTCCCTCTTTATCGTATACAGGGTTCTCGGTGAAGTATCTTACGTTCTCGCCTTCAATCGCTTTTTTATAAGCTTCAGCGAATTCAGATTCCACAACTACTCTCAATAGCGCTTCACAGAATTTCACATTCCATACCTCCTTAACCTCTCTAAAATATGCGGATCGTTCTTCCAACCATGCCCGATGTATATCAACCTATGCCGATCGATATACTCGTCACTAAACTGCCCATAGCATTCAAGCAGCGTGTACTTAGGTTGCAACTCCGCTTGTCGGATGTTCTTATGCCTTAGTATTCCCACTGATAGTTGGATGTAATAGTAATGCATATCAGTCACCCCAACTCATAGATTACTTTCAGCTTGTCTGCTGAATACTCAAAGGCCTGTGTGCTCTTATAGTTCATTGTGTAACCATTCTCCGACTCATACTGATCGTTAGGCTTAATTGTTCCAAGTTGCCGGTGAATCACGCCTTTAAGGTTTTGGGCTTCCATCGAGTGATAATGCCCTTGGTGAATCTCTAGCCAACTACTCTTGCTCCACACGTCTCGAAACTCGGTAGCGAATAACATAGGGTAATCGCCCTTCTTGCCGAAGTGTCCATGAGTGAGCATAATGCCTACATTGTCTAGCTGATATGCGATCCTTGGCAGGTTGTGTTTGTTTACCGTTACTTGTGGATAGAGTGTTTCTAAGTACATTAGGAACAAATACTCAAAGTCACTGTGATTACCACTGGCAAATTCAATCCGCACCTCTGAGCTTTTTCTTAATGATTCATCAATCAGCGTAATGAAGAATGTTTTAGCCAACTCAATTGCTTCGACCATATCCACATCTTCGAGTTGGGTACCTTTGATCGTTTGGCTTGCCTTCATAGCGTTTGAGTGAAAGATGTCCCCCAACACTTCTATGACGATTGTCTTATAGCCTTTATTTATGATTGCTAATACATCGGATAGATAGGTTTCAAACTTTCGTTCCGACAAAATAGGGAAATGCAAATCAGCCAACGGTATGACTAGATTGCACTTCCCTTTGATAATTGGTTGAATTGTAATCGGCTTAGTACTTTGCAGCAATTTAGTAGCCAACGCTTGAATGCTCACTGCTGCTCTTGGCTTAACAACTATCTTTGATTGATAAAGCTGTATAAGTCCATCTACTTGGTTGTTCTGTTCCCAGATGTTGTTAGTCGCTTGGACCAGTTCCCAATTTTCGGGATCGTAACCGTGTGCTTGTAATACATAATCAGGATTCTTCGACTGTTCTTCAGTCATACGCAGCTTGATAAGGTTTGTCTGAGTACCATCTGATTTGATTTCTGTAGATACTACATTCTTCTTAGTCTTATCAGTTTGCTTAACACGCATATTCTTTTCGCTCGGTGGCAACTTCAACCTGGCACGTTTACTTCTAACGCTTGGCCATGAAAACTCTTCGCCGAACTCCTCTGACAGCATAGGCGCTATCTCAATATTTGTTAGTCCTTCATTTGCCAATTCCGCCAATCGTTTGACCTGCTGTTCCGTCCATTTAGTAATGTTTGCCACCTCGCTTCGTTCTATGTATTGCGTAGACTAACTACGCTGTTTAAAATGCATGTACCGTACGTGCATGCTGCTCAATCGCTTGATCCAATTTCATACCTTTGACCTTATTGCTCAATTTGTTTCTTGCAACCTCGATTTCTTCTAGGCTGACATCAGTACGGCGTGTAAGACTTTTTAAGTAAGCAGCCTCACCTTTTAAAATCTGTTCTTGTACCATTTTCATTCCTCCTCAAAATAAAAAGCCACTCGCAATGAGTGACTTGATTATGTATAAAACACCCAGGCGGAATCGAACCGCCTTTAATGTCAACCAGACCAGCGGGATCGAACCGCCTCGCATTTCTGCTTTTACCAATGGGTGCATTTCTGCTATTAAATAAAGCAACCTACACGCTCGCAATCTCGAGCCACCATATCCCACTATGCCACAATCCTCGGTTGCTACGTCACTGGAGTGGTACTGCCCCACTCACGTATCAATACCACAAAAGATTGGCTAGTTCCTTTGTTGGTCGCCCCTAACAATATTGATACAACCAAGCGTCTTCTACTTCCGCCACAGTGACTATCGCCCACAGAATAATTTTTACGTATCAAAAGGAGGTTGAATGCCGTTGTGCTTGTGGGCGATATCTGATAATACTATTTTATAACATTTTCATACCTCGAAAAGTTCAAAAAAGGTTCATAAATCAAGCTGTTTATCGACTTCTTCAAAAAACTTATTACGCAATCTCTTCGCCGTACTCACACTAGCAAGAATAATTCTCTGTTCGACCAGCCCTTGCATAGTGTATTGCGGAAATCGTTTGATATACAACTCACGAATGATCGTCTCAGTGTCACTGCCGCACTCGTCGAGAAGTTCTTGTACAATCTGCTTATTGCGTTTCAACCGCCGAATCTGTTTATCCGTCTCGATGGTCCACAATGTGCCGAACATCAAATCGCTGTCGCTTCTTGTTCCCTTGATGTCCCCGTTAACGTCCTCTTCACGATACGGAACCCGAATCTCTTCTTCAAGTTTCCTGACGTACTTATCCGTATCTCGGTAATCTTTCAATACTGCCTTGACTCGTTCAACACGCCATTTCTCCAATCACTTGCCCTCCCTGTACTCTTCTTCTAAAACCGTGACAACTCCCAGAATAGCGAATACTGAACGTGATAAGATTTCGCCATTGTTTAATTCGTATATGCCTAAAAGATGTAGAATAGTTGTGACTATAAACTGGATTAATACTATCCAACAAGTCCATTTTTTAATGACTTTCCACGCTCTCAATCACTTGCCCTCCTTACTGTCTTCCTTACCGAAAATCACGCTTGCAACCACTGTCGCTACGACTGCGAGAAAAACCGCTAATGCAACTGTCATGGTCATAAATAAGCTCCTCTATTCCCAACTTTTGGGATTTTCGGTTTTCTTCGCCCTCTGAATGGCACTACTTCATGCTTCTGTTTTCGCTTGTACCCACTCCATAAAATAATTCTTGTATGTTGCGCTGGCAAATACCCATTATGAACCCAATATTTCTCGTATGTCGCTTCTGGTTTTTCTAAATATTGCGGTCTGTACATTTTTCATCCCCCTGCTTCCATCGCATCCCTGACTAACGGATCATTAATAATAATCTTGTACTTCATCTGCTCATGCTGCAGCTGTTCTTGTAACTGCTCAATCTGCTTTTGTTGGTCAATTATTGTATAGGATAGCCAACTTAGACCTGCAATCGATAACAGTATTATGATGATGGATAGACTATCATTCA